TCAATATATAAATTTGTTGATTTAATAGAACATTAAATCAATATATAAATTTGTTGATTTAATAGAACATTAAATCAATATATAAATTTGTTGATTTAATAGAACATTAAATCAATATATAAAATTTTATAAAAAATAAAAATTGATTTATAATTAAAATGAATTACATAAACTAAAATGGCTTCTAATATTGGATATATATACATTCGAACCAATGAATATTGGGATTCTTATGATGCATGTAAATTAGGAAAAGCAAATAATATTTTAAACAGAGAATCTGTTTATATAACAAGTGAAATAAAAAGAGGTACTTATGCTAGTGTTTTTGAAATTGAATTAACTATTTTAGATAATGTAGAAAAACAATTGCAAGAATATTTTAATGAAATGAATTTACATGTTCAATTTAATGCTGGTACAGAATTCTATAAAAAAGAAATTATAGGTCATATCATTCCATTTTTTGAAGAAAATAATATTTCATATAAACAATTAGCAAAAGAAAATATTGATGATTTAACTAGAATTATTTATGATAAAGATGAAACTGAAGATATGAATTACATTAATGAACAAATAGCTAATATTAAATTAAATATAGAAACATACAATCCAAGAGATTATCAAGAAGAAATTATAGGCAATTCAGTTGAATATTTTCAACTACATAATAAAGGATTATTGGTAATTCCTTGTGGAGTTGGAAAATCTCTAATTTCGTTATGGATAGCTCAAAAATTAAATGTTAATAATATTTTAATTGGTGTGCCAAATACATTATTATTGGAACAATGGAAAAATGTAATTATTCATGTATTTGAAAAAATACCGTATTTATTAGTAAAAAGTGGAATAAACAATGATGATATTAATGAATTTTTAAAAAAACATGGACAAAAATGCATATTGATTACAACATATTCATCATCTCAAAAAGTTTATACATGTACTCAAAAAATGGGTTTTGTATTTTCTATGAAAATTAATGATGAATGCCATCATTTAACATCATGTAATATGATGGAAGAAGATAAAAAAACATATATCAATATGTTAAAAGTAGAATCAAAAAAACAAATTTCATTAACAGCAACATTAAAGTTATTAGAAAATAATAGTAATGTTAGAGAAGATGAAATTATTGTTTCTAATGATAATATTGAATTTTTTGGAGAAATAATAGAAAGAAAATGTTTATTATGGGCAATTCAACAAAATATAATTTGTGATTACAATATACAAACATTAATTACTGAAGAAGAAAATTTAGAAATACATTTAGAAAGATTTCAGATTACTGAAATAAATGATAAAAGATTATTTTTAAGTGCTTATTCTTCTTTATTAAGTATAAATAATAATCATACACATCATTTATTGATATATAGCAATAAAAAAGAAAATTCTATAAAAATAGTAGAATATATAAAAATGCTTTTAAATGCTGAATATTTTGATATAATTGATTTGTATTATGATTATTATCATGGAGATTTAAATCCAAAAAAACAAAAAGAAATAATTACTAATTTTGAAAATTCAAAGTTTGGAATTATTAATTGTGTTTATTGTTTAGGTGAAGGATGGGATTTTCCATTATTGGATGGAGTTGTATTTGCTGAAAATATGAGTTCAAATATTCGTATAGTTCAATCTGCACTAAGAGCAAGTAGAAAAAATAAAAATGAATCTAATAAAATAACAAAAATATTATTACCTATATTAAATATTGATGATTGGTCAGAAAATAATAATTCTGATTTAAAAAAAGTAAAAGAAATAATTTATCAAATGGGTTTAGAAGATGAAACTATTAGCCAAAAAATAAAAGTATTTAAAATTCCAATTTGTGAAAAGAATCCAATAAAGGATAAATCAAAATCAAATAAAGTAACTGATTATATTGGTATTTATGATGAAGATTTAACTCAAAATATTAGATTAAAAACAATGAAACGTTCAATTTTAGGAATTAGTTATGAAAAAGCAAAACAAATAATTTCTAATTATCATATAAAAAGTAAAGAAGCTTATTATGAACTATGTGAAAAAGACAATCGATTATCAAAAGAACCTGAAATAATATTTAAAGGTAAATTTACAAATTGGATTGATTATTTAAGCATACCACGTGTATATTATGATTTGGAAACATGTAAAAATAAAGTAAATGAATATTTATTAAGTGAAATATATATAAAAAGTAATTTATTAGAATTATCAAAAATTTGTATTGAATTATGTAATTTTGATTCTAATTTTCCAGCTCATGACTTATGGATAGAATATTATGATATTAATAATTTAAATCAAATTATATATTTAAATAAATCTAAAAAAATAAATATTTTACTTTAAAAATATATATTTAAAAAGTTTTTAATAATTTATAAATATGTCAGAAAAAATTGATTATAATAATGGGATTGAAGAAAAGATAGTTTATACTAAAAAAATTATGAATAACAAAGATTTAATAAATGTTTTTAATAAATGTTTAAATATTTTAAGAGATAATGAAGGACTTACAGGAGAAAAAGCATTAAGAAATGTATCATATTTATTAGTTTTAAAGTTAATTGAACCCCATATTAATAAAGAAATAGATATTGAAAATTTTCCTTTTGATTTTTCAGAATTTGGTGAAAAAGTAAAAGAACATAATAAAAAAAAATTATTTGAAATTATATATTTTACTAATTTATCAAATAGTAATGAAAATGATATTAATAATTTACTTAATTATTTATGGAAAATTATCTTATCTGACCATCCAAGTACAAAAAATATTTTTTTAAAGGATAAAAATTTTGATATTAAAAAATCTTCTACATTTAAAAAAATTATTAATGAATTAAGTTTAATTGATTTATCTAAAACTGAATATGATGTTTTAGGTAATTCTTATGAAGAAATTATTAAAGATGTTATGACAGGTAAAGTCTTTGGACAATTTTTTACACAACCATTAGTTAAAGACATTATGGTTAAATTAATTAATCCACAAATATTTCCTGATGGTAAAATTGAATCATGTTGTGACCCTACTATGGGTACAGGTGGTTTTTTAATTAGTTATTTAAAACATATTTTAAATGATGCTAAAAATAAAAATATTAAACCAGATTGGGATTTTATTAAAAATGAAGGATTATATGGAAAAGAAATTGAACCTGATACATATCAATTAGCTGTTTCAAATATGTTAATCTCATGTGGACATATGTTTGAAAAGTTAGAAAATGGTGATAGTATTCGTGATCCAATAATAAGAAAGTTTGATAATATATTAGCTAATCCACCATTTGGAATTAAAGGATTAAAATATGATGATTTTCAAAGTACGTTAAAAGATGAATATGTTCCTATTAAGACAGATAATGCTGTATCATTATTTATTCAAGCAATTATTTATATGTTAAAGATTAATGGTAAATGTGCTGTTGTATTACCTGATGGACAAGATTTATTTTCAAAAACAAATAAAACATTAGTATCCATTAGAGAATATTTAATGAAAACATGCGATTTAAAAGAAATTATATATTTACCATCAGGTATATTTACATACACATCCATTAAAACTTGTGTGTTTTACTTTGTGAAAAAAATTGAATGCACTAATGTTTGGGAAACTAAAATTAAAGTATCAAAAACTCAAAAAGAAACACACAAGTTTAAAAAAACACATACAACAACAAAAGTTAAGTTTTATGAATTTAATGAAAAAAATGAAGAAAAAAATCTATTGGTTGAAGTTCCTATTGAAAAAATTATGAGTAATTCATATTCACTTAATTATGCTGAATATATGAAAGACGAAACAGAAAAACAATATGAAGAAGGTGTTGTCGTGAAAACACTTGGAGAAGTTTGTAAGTTCTTACCAAAAAGTAAAAGAAAAGCATCTTATGGTGAAAAATTAGGTCAATATCCATTTTATACATCATCCCAAACTTGTAGTAAATATTGTAATGAATATGATTATGAAGAGGAATGTTTAATTATAGGAACAGGTGGAAATGCTAATATTAAATACAGTAGTAAGTTTTCTTGTTCTACTGATAATTTTGTAATTAAAATCAATCCTGGACAATTAATAAAATATATATATTATTATCTTTCAATTAATATTGAAATATTGCAAAAAGGTTTTATAGGTGTAGGATTACAACATATTTCAAAAGTATATATTAGTAATATAAAAATCCCAATCCCATCAATTGAACGTCAACAAGAAATAATAAAATATTTAGATTTCATATACGAAAAAGCAAACAAAACAAGTAATGAGAAAATTTCGGAATTGAAGAAATTAAACGAGTTTTGTTTGAGTAATCAAAAAATATTTGGTAAGAATATTGTGAAAACACTTGGAGAAGTTTGTAAATTCTTGCCTAAAAGTAAAAGAAATGCATCTTATGGTGAGAAACAAGGTCAATATCCATTTTATACATCATCTCAAACTTGTAGCAAATATTGTGATGAATATGATTATGAAGAGGATTGTTTAATTATAGGAACAGGTGGAAATGCTAATATTAAATATAGTAGTAAGTTTTCCTGTTCTACTGACAATTTTGTAATTAAAATAAATCCGGGACAATTAGTAAAATATATATATTATTATCTTTCAATTAATATTGAAGTATTGCAAAAAGGTTTTGTAGGTGTAGGATTACAACATATTTCAAAAGAATATATTACTAATATAAAAATCCCAATCCCATCACTTGAACGCCAACAAGAAATTGTTGACTACTGTGAATTTAATGATAATCTTATTAAAAATTTAGAAAAAGAAATTGAAAACAATAAAAAACAAGCACATTTATTTATTCATTCAATTGTTAAATAAAAATAAATATAAATAATAGAAATAAAAATAACAATTAAATTTTTAAAATTTATATATAAAATTATAAAAAAATGATTTTTTTTTTATATTCATAATATAAATCAATTTAAATATATTATGTCCAAAAAAAAGATTGAATGTACATTATGTACAGAAAAAAAAAATGCTAATGACATTATTATATGTCCTCATTGTAGTGTTGAAATATGTGAGCCATGTTTTCAATATGGATTAACAATGGATTTACAAGATCCTGTATGCATTTATTGTAAAAAAGGTTTAAATATTGAATTTATATTAGCAAATAATGATACAAAATGGTGTAAAAAAGTATTTTTAGACTATTATTCTAATTTATTATTGGAAAAAGAGAAAAATAAATTAATGGATTCTGTACCTAAATTTAGAATGGTTCTTGAATTGAGAAGTTTAAAAAAAGAAGTAAATTCATTATTAACAAATAAGAAAATAGAAACTTCTGTAAAACAATTAAAACTTGAAAAAAAAGAGTTTGATAAAAAATCTAAAGAATTAATTTTTGAAAGAAACAAAAAAAAATATGATTTAAATGAACAAATTAAAGTATTGGAAAATAAAATATATGATTCTAGAATAAATAAAAAAAAGGAAACAGAAAATAAGATTAGTTATATAACAAAATGTCCTATTGAATCATGTAAAGGATTTATTAATAATAAATATATTTGTGAAATTTGTGATATTTCATTATGTAAAGCATGTTTAATGATTAGAGATACTGACCATACTTGTGTTAGAGAAAACATAGAATCAGCAGAAATGATTATGAAAGATTCAAAACCATGTCCTAATTGTTATATTCCTATTTTTAAATTAAGTGGATGTAATCAAATGTTTTGCACAAATTGTCATGTTGTTTTTGACTGGATAAGTCTTAAAATTGATAAAGGTCCTGTTCATAATCAACATTTTTTTGATTATTTAGCTAAAATGAATAATGTTGGAGACCAAGCACGATTAGAAAATAATGCATGCGGACATATTCGAGAATTATATCCAAGAATTTCTTTTTATACTAGAAATTCATGGATTCATCATTTGTTTTTATTAAATCAAGAAATTGAAGCTGATTTAATAAATGAATATAAAGGTTTATTTAAAGATAATTTTGAAGATTATAGAATTAAATATTTATGTGATGAAATAAATGAAAAATCATGGAAATATTTAATTCTATATGATACAATTCATAATGAGTCTATAAGATCTTATATTGAAATATTGGAAATGTTTTTAACAGTTAGTTCAGATATTATTCGAAGAATTTGTTATGAATATGATGAATTATTGGCGAAAAAAAGAAGAACAACAAAACAAATAATAAAAGAGGTTTTTGAAAATTTGGATTTGTATAATAAATTAAATGAGCAAATAATTTTAGATAAGCTAGTTATATCATTTAATAATTATATTTATCAATTAACTAAAGATGATGCTATTGTATTGATAAATGCTTATTTAGAAAATAAAGAACATTTCTTTTCGAATGACTTTGAAATATTTGAAGAAATGAATATTCATATTTTTTATTCAAAAGAAATATTTGAAAATATAAATTCAAAATATAAAAAAATAAAACAAGAATTTATTGAGCATTTTAAAAAAGATTTAGATGAAACATATCAAATATTTGGTAGAGATTTGAATAAAAATGCTTATGTTATATTACATAGACATTTATATAGTGATTTTTAATGATTATATAAAATTTAAATTTTTTATAAATATAAAATCATTCTATTATAAATATATAATAAAATAATGAATAAAGTATATGTATTAGATGAAAATAATATAAATAAATCAAATAATTTAAATATATTAAATAAAAAAAAAAGATATTTTTGGAAATCAAAAATAAAATTATTTAAAAAATTATTTACAAAAAAAATAAATTATGAAAAAGATAAAAATATTGATGAAAATAAAATAAAAATAAAAAATAATTGTTTAAAAAATATATTTATTAAGTTTAGACTTAATTATTAATATAATACTTATTATATGGAATTTATTAAAAATTTATTAAAAAATAGCGGTTGTTCATATTGCCAAGAAAATGATTATAATGATATTGAAGATTTAAATAAAAATTGGAATTTATATTTAAAAGAAGGTGAAATGTATTCTTGTTTAATATTATTTAACGAAAAAACAGAAAAAGATATATCTTTCTATGTAAATATAAATGCTAAAATTAAACTTTATCAAAAAGAAAAATTAATGTTAGAACTAGAATATATTTCAAAAAGCGAAGATAATAAATATGGAATATTAGTACCTTTAGAAAATTATCAAGAATATTATCAAGAATTAGAAAAAAAAAATAAAAAATATGATAAAAAATTAGAATCTTATTTAGTAGATAAATATGATATTATTTTTGAAAATAATTAAATATAAGTATAAATATAATTAAAACAAATGAACGAAAATAAAATAGTAAGAATTGATTTTATATTTTCATATTGGTTATTTTTTTGGTTTATATTATACAAATTAAATATTGTAGTTTATAATCCATATTTAGGATTAATTATTGGATTAATAGTAAATTCTATTATGTTTATCTTATTTTTAAGTTATAAAAATTATTATAAAGCATTTTTATTTGTTATTGTTAATTTTTTTATAAAAATTATTCCAATATATGTATTAAGAAATACTAAAATTCAAAAAAAAGATATTTATATATTATTTATCTTATATATTATATATTTAATTTATAAAAAAATTTTTGATGATAATAAATTAAAAAAATCAAAAAAAGATTTTACTAATTATTTAAATACATTTGAAAAAGAACCTATAAATACTCCATTTATGTATTTATTAGATAAGTTAATAAAACATATTCATATATAATGTATTGCACTAATAATCTATATTTTTAACATTTTATATTAGTTATAAATTATTTTATTCTTTTTTAAGTTCATAATTATTAAAAATTTTAATACATTTTTTAATACATTTTTTAATACATTTTTTAATACATTTTTTAATAAAAAAAAAAAATATGATTATTATTCTACTTAAAAATTATATACTAATAATATAATATACTCTTATGACGCAATTACTACGTGAATTACAAAATGTTAATTATTTAGAAAATATAGATAAAATTCAGTTTAGTTTATTCAGTCATGAAGATATTAATAAAGGCTCTGTTGCTGAGATATTAACCTTTGATACTTATGAAGGTAATATGCCCAAAAATAATGGTTTATTTGACCATAATATGGGTTCAATAGATGCTGCTATTATATGTCCAATTGATGAAAAAAAGGCAGAATTATGTCCTGGTTATTTTGGTAAAATTGATTTAGCTTTACCAGTATTTAATTATCATTTTATGTCTATTATAGAAAAAACTTTAAAGTGTGTATGTTTTCATTGTTCAAAATTATTAATTGATAAGAATGATCCTTTATTACTTAATGAATTAAATAACAAAAAAGGTTTAGGAAGATTTAAGGCAGTTTATGAAATATGTAATAAAAACAAAAAATGTTTATTTAATGGAGGTTGTCAAGCATTACAACCAACAAAATATATAAGAAAAAATAAAGAAAATAATAATATAGTAAAAATTTATGCTGAATTTGCTCAAACTACATTTAAAGATACAGAAAAAGCTACAAATTTACAAAATTTTACACCTTTGGTAGTATATCAAATTTTTAAAAAAATTAAAAATGAAGATGTTGATTTTCTTGGATTGTCATCAAAATATAGTCGTCCTGAGTGGATGATTATTAATAGTTTGGCGATTCCTCCTCCTGCTGTGAGACCATCTATTAGACAATCAGATAATCAAAGGTCTGAAGATGACTTAACATATGGTTTAGCTATGATAGTAAAAGCAAATAAAATGTTAAAAAATGCTATTGAAAATAATCCAACAAATAAGAAAAACATTGATAATTTTCAAGGTTTATTACAATATCATGTTAGTACATATATGGATAATGAAATTCCTGGTGTTGGGCAACAAACACAGCGTTCAACATATAGACCTTTAAAGGCAATTACTCAAAGATTGAAGAGCAAAGAAGGAAGATTAAGAATGAATATTATGGGAAAACGTGTTGATTATTCTGGTAGAACAGTTATTTCTGTGGATCCAAATTTAGATATTGATCAATTTGGAGTACCTGAGAAAATAGCAATGAATTTAACATTTCCTGAAATTGTAAATGTATTTAACATTGATAAATTAAGAAAAATGATATTAAATGGTCCAAATAAGTATCCAGGAGCTAAAACAGTTACTAAGGGTAGATTTGGTAATCAAAGAAACATATCATTAAAACATGTTGATGTTGTTAAAATAGCAAATGAATTAGAAGTTGGCGATAGTGTTCATAGACATTTAATTGATGGAGATCCTTGTTTATTTAACAGGCAACCTACATTACATAAAATGTCTATGATGACACATAAAATTGTAATATTACCACATAGCACATTTCGATTAAATGTAACAGTATGTCAGCCATACAATGCTGACTTTGATGGGGATGAAATGAATATGCACGTACCACAATCATTACAAACACAAACAGAATTAGAAAGAATCAGTTTAGTTCAAGAAAATTTAATTAGTCCTGGAAATTCTAAACCGTCCATTGAAATTGTACAAGATTCTGTTATTGGTTCTTATTTATTGACAATTAAGGATAATAAAATGACAGAGAGTCAAATGTATAATTATATGATGTTTAATAAGAAATTTAACGGTAAATTACCTGAACCTGAATTTAAAGAAAATGGAATCAATTATTGGAGTGGAAAACAATTATTTTCATTAATTTTACCTGATATTAATGTTACACAAATAAAAGATGTTAAAATTATAAGAGGACAAATAGAAGATGGTCATTTATCAGAAAAATCTTTGGGTAAAGACCAAGGAGGTATTATTAAACAAATTTTTAATGTTTATGGTACAGGAGAATGTGTTAATTTTTTAAATAATGCTCAAAAATTAATTACTAGGTGGATGCTTGACCATAGTTTTTCAATTTCATTTGGTGATTCTATAATAAATAAAGAAGAAAGAGATAAATCGATTGAACTAATAAATAAATATTATAATGAAATTGATGAATTATTAAGATTAGCACATCATGGAACATATGCTACAGAATTAGATGATTCAATGAAACATTTAAAAATGGAAGGTGATATTAATGATAAATTAAGTAAAATAAATGAAGATGTTCAAAAGTCAATTATGAAAAATATATCAAAAGAAAATGGTTTTTATGTATCTGGAGATTGGGGAGGTGCTGGTTCTAAAGGTGCAGCAAGTAATATGTTACAAATTATGGGATGTGTTGGACAGCAAATGATTTGGGGAAGTCGTATTCACAATGGATTTACAGGAAGAACACTGCCACATTTTCACAAAAATGATATTGGAGCATCAGCAAAAGGTTTCTGTAGAAATAGTTATATTCAAGGATTAAATCCAAGTGAAATGTTTTTCCATGCTATGGGTGGAAGAACAGGTTCTATTGATACGGCAATTCAAACTGCTGAATCAGGATATATATCAAGAAAATTAATTAAAGCAGCTGAAGACGTAATGGTTAATTATGATTTTTCAGTAAGAAATGCTAGTGGAAACATATTACAATTTGCATATGGAGATGATAATATGGACCCTACAAAATTGGAACATATTGGAAAAATAGAATTATATGAATTAAATAATGAAGAATTAGAGAAAAAATATAAATTTGAAATTGTTGATGAAAGAAGTTATTATGAAAATTTCATGTTACCAGATGCTATTGATAGAATGATGGAAACAAATGAATATATTTCCATTTTAAATTATGAATATGAAGAAATGGTTGATTATAGAGAGCAATTAAGAACTGTATTTTTCAAGAATGTTGAAGTTATTGGAGATATTCATACACATATGCCTATTAATTTATACAGAGTAATTAGTTCTCAATTAATTAAATTTAATATTAATAAATATGATTTAAGTGATTTGACACCTAACTATATAGTTAGCGAATATAATAAAATAATGGATGAAATTGTTCAATATTTGCCTGAAAAAGAAGAAAATTGGAAATTATTTAAAATTATATTTAAATCATTTATATCATGTAAAAGAATATTAAGTGAATATAGAATGTCCAAAATGGCATTTGATGATTTAATCCTTTTAATTAAGGAAAAGATGATTAGTGCTTTAATAACACCAGGTGAAATGGTTGGAATTATTGGAGCTCAAACTCTTGGTGAAATATCAACACAATTGACATTGAATTCCGTTACTTATGAAACAAATATTATAGTTAGAGATGAAAATAAAAATATTAAAAAAATTCAAATTGGAGATTTTGTAACAAAAAATATTAATGAATCAAATAAACAAAATTATAATAAAGAAAAAGATACTACTTATGCAGAATGTTTAAATTATTATGAAATTCCAAGTTGTGATATTAATGGTAATACTGTATGGAATAGAATTGAAGCAGTGACACAACATCCTGTTATTAATGAAGATGGTACTAATACTATGTTAAAGATAAAAACATATAATAATAGAGAAGTTATAGCAACAAAAGCAAAATCATTTTTACAATTAATAAATGGTAAAATTCAAGAATCAGCTGGTTCAAATTTAAAAGTTGGTGATTATTTACCTGTATCTATAAAAAATATTGAGTATAACAAAATATATAATTTAAATTTAAAAACTATTTTAAGTCCATATGAATATATTTTTGGAACAGAATTAGAAAAAGCTAAAAATGTTATGAATGAACATCATTGGTGGAAAAAATATAATAATATATTATTTAAACTACCATATAAAAGAAGTGATACTGTTTATGCATTAATTCATGGTAATAAAAGAAAAACAAGTGATAAAAAATTAATATACAAAGAAGGATATATATATACATTAAAAAATAATATTGATAGTTATTGTATTCCTGAAAATATTAACTTAGATTATAATTTTGGATATTTATTAGGAGCTTATGCTGCTGAAGGTTGTATGACAAATAATCAAATATCAATATCAAATAATGATTTAGATTATTTAAGACCAATTGAAGAAATATGTATTAGATTTAATTTAACTTATAAAATTTATAAACAAAATAATAAAAATAAAGAAAATTGGACAAGTCAAGATATTAGAATTTATAATACTGTATTATGTAGAATACTTGAAAAATTAATTGGAAAATTAAGTAGTAATAAATATATTCATGAAAATATTATATTTTCTAATGATGAGTGTTTGAAAGGATTTTTGGATGCTTATATTTGTGGTGATGGAACTATTCATAGAAGAAAAAAGAATAATGGAAGTTATAAATATGAAAATTTATCAATAACTTCAACATCTTTAAATTTACTTACTGATGTTTCAATTATATTAAAAAATATGGATATTATATCAAATATTTACAAATTTAAAAAACCTGAAAAAAATAATAGAAATTCACAAAATATACAACAAGCATATACTTTATATGTTACAAACCAGCAATGTGTAAAAATTTCAAAAATATTAAATTTATCAAATAAAGAAAAACAAAAAAAATTAGTAGAATTAGGAATAAAAAATTTTAAACATGAAATATCACAAAAATATGAAAAAATTCCTAATATTGTAAATAATCAAGTTATATATGAAGAACGTAATAATAGATTTAAAGATATTATATTTGATAAAATAATTTCTATTGAAGAAATATCTAATACAACAGATTATGCTTATGATTTAACTGTAGAAAATACAAGAAATTTTGATATTTATAATGGATTATGTATGAGAGATACATTTCATAATGCTGGTGTTGGTGCAGCATCTGTTGTCATTACAGAAGGTGTTCCAAGATTGAAAGAAATATTAAGATTATCTAAAAATTTAAAATCTAAAAATATGAATATATTTTTGAAAGATGAATATTCATATGACAAAGAAGAGGCAAAAAAAGTACAAACTAAATTTGCTTTTACACAAATTAAGGATGTATTAGAATCAAGTGAAATATTGTATGCTGGAAAAACAGGAAATACATCAAATCAAGAAGATTTAGAATTTATTCAATCTTACAAAGAATTTTCGGAATTATTTGATATTGATAATATTAGTGAGCAAATTGAATCTCCATGGATATTAAGATTAAAATTTGACAAAGAATCATTAATGAATAAAAATTTATCTATTCAAGAAATCCAAGAAGCAATTAAAGAAAAAAGTTTTAAAACAGATGAAATTGAATGTATTTACAGCGATGATAGTGCTCAAGATGTTATAATGAGAATAAGAATTAAACAAGAAAGTACAGAAGACTTTTTAAGTCGTATGAAAGAATTTGAAAAACAATTAACTGAATTTCCATTAAGAGGTATTTCTAATATTAACAGAGCCGAATTATTTGAAGGGAATATTATCAAGTATAATTTAGATGGTTCTATAAAAGCATCAAAAGAATGGAAGATTGGAACTGAAGGGTCTAACTTAACTGAAATCTTGACAAATAATTGTGTAGATTTTACTAGAACATATACAAATGACATTTTAGAATTTTATGAAATATTTGGAATTGAGGCTACAAGAGAATTAATATTCAGAGAATTAAGTAAAGTTTTTTCAGGTAAAAAGCCTAATATTAGACATATTCAAATGTTATCAGATGTAATGACATATAGAGGAATACTAATGCAAATTGAGCGTCATGGATTAAATAAGAATCCTGAAGTAGGACCTTTATCGAAGGCATCTTTTGAAGAAGTTATGAATATAATAACAAATGCAGCAGTATTTGGAGAAAAAGAAAATATGAAAGGAGTATCTGCTAATATATTTGCTGGTCAATTTTGTAAGAATGGAACAAATTCATTTGAAATAATAGTTGATGAGGAGAAATTAATGCATAATATGGATAATGGTGAATATTTATTAGAAAATGTAAATGTAAAACCTGAAAATATTGATAATATGATGAATGAACTATATAATAATAAAGAAGATTATGTAAATATAAATGAGACTAATTTCAACTTTGGATTTGGATTGGAATCTAAAAATGAATTTATGTTAGGAAGTGGTGGAGAATTTAAATTAAGTATTAATGATAAAAATAAAAATTTAGATGAGATTGAAGAAGAAAATATTGATAATATTGAGTTAGATGAAGTTGTTGATGATATTGATGATTTAGAATTAGAAGATATAGACACAGAAAATATTCAAAGTGAAGAAGTAGAAATAAATGAAATTGAAAAACCAAAAAAAGAAAGAAAAGCAAAGAAATAAATAGTAAATTATGAATAAGTGAATAAATTTAAATTTTTTTTATAAATTAAATAATTATATAAATTATAATTATTTATGAATAATTTTAATCCATATAATTATTGATTAAATCATATATAATTTTTGTTGAATAATGGTGAATATTTTCCTTTATTTCAACTCCATATTGAGATTCAATTAATTCATCTAAATCATTGAAAATGTATTTATGTAAGTATTTATTAGGTTGTTTTTTACATAAATTTAAGTAAAACAGAATTAAATAGGATATAACAGTATAGTCATAAGTTTTTAATTTATTTATTCTATGTTTATCTATTTGACAACTCATTAATGAATTTTTTAATTTTTCAATATTGTTATTGAATATTTTATTTTTGTTATATGTACTAACTTTAAATACTTTACGTTTTTTCAAAGGTAATGCCATCTTTTTTGAATATTTTTTACTTTAAATAATCAATTTTTAATTTATTTGATAAAAATTGATTTAATATGGTAATATAAATATATAAATTATGACTATTTATTACAAAAATATTTCTGAACCATGGTTTTCTCTTATAAAGCTAAAAATTAAAAGTGTTGAAGGTAGATTAAACAAAGGTGAATTTTCAAAGATGAAAATTGGGGACATTATTGAATTTTCAAATGAAGAATTAGGATTTAGAGCCGTGCGTATTTTAAAGATTAAAGATATATATTATTATATGAACTTTCATGAATATTTAAATCAAGAAAAATTAAAAAATTGCCTTCCAGGTATTCAAAATATAAAACAAGGTGTTTCTGTATATCATAAATTTTATTCAATGATATAGATAAATATGGAATTATAGCATTGATTTTTGAATAAAAAAAATTGATACCTACTTAAGAAAATTTAATACTTATTAGAAGATTTTATTTTAAGTAGGATAAAATGATATACAAAGTTACAGCATCTTACTATAAGCATATAGTTTATGTGGAGGCAGAATCAGTTAAAGAAGCCAAAATCAAAGGTATAGAATGTTTAATAAAATATGATTCTAGTACTTACTGTATTCATATGTCAACCAATGAAGAATTAGTGAGTGTTGAACCTCTAAAATTTAACAAAGTTGAGGTGGGACATGATTCAAATTCAAGTGCAGATGATGATTCTATGGAGATTTTCGAAGTAATAGTAGAAATAGTCTTTGAAGACAGACGTTACGGTAAGGCTTCTTTAATTCATTCAGTTTTAGTTAAATTAAAAGAATTAGAAGACATACTCAATGGTACAGTACAAATGGATATATTCGATACGTATGATATTGATGTATCTTCAGATACAGAACTATCTAAGAATTATTATTTCAAAAATACAGGTCACTCAACGTTCAAACTTGAAAATACAGTATATAGTATATACTGTTTTCAAAACTCTACACCTGATAAATTCTTGACCTTCTGCATCGATCATTACAATGGTACTGAAGAAAAAAAAGTTCTTGTGAGTGCAGCTAAATCCTTCTGGGATTTAGTATCTGAATTACCTGAGCTAGATAGTGACATCAAGAATGTATATTATGGAAATTTTAATGTAAAAGCAATATCTGAAAATGATATAGACCAGTTTGTATTTAAATGTTTCTATTCTTTTCCTTGTATAAATCTGGATATACTTCTACCTAAATTGGTAAAAGCGGAATGTGTTCATCCTCCGACCGTTAAAAATTTTAACGATTTTAAACTTAACGTTATTCATGTAGATATAATCGATTCTTACGAAATGTAAAAATAAACGATTTTTACCAAGAATAATCAAAAAAATTGATTTAAATTAACCAATTAATTATAAAAATAAGAAAACATGTTTAGTGAAGAAAGTCCTTCTATTATTTGCTGTTTATATACAGCTACAATAATATTATTTTCTTGTGAGTTAGCGTATTTAACATTTGGAATCATTTATTTAATTGAAGATTATATTATTTCAAATGAATGTACAGAATCCAATTTATGGGTTTATGTACTGGTTTCATTAATTTTATCCACTTTTAGTGTAAATATAAAAAGTAATAACGAAGATAAAAAAACAACAGCGTTAATTTGTAGTGTGATTTTTTTAGCACTCATTAATGTGTCCATGACCATATGGGGTGGATTAGAACTAATGAGTTATTCTAAATCATGTAAGCAATTATTTGAATCAAATTTATGGAATGTTGGATTGACTTCATTTGTTGTTCAACTATTTGTAAGTTTTATATCAACT